AGAATCCCGCTTGCCGGTGGTATCCGAAGGAGAAGCACGCGCGTTCAAAGTTGCGGAAGGCGTCGGAGTCCAGTGACTCCACGGTCTTCAGGTCCGCGACGTACGGTCGGCCGCCGCTCAACTCGCAGCCGGCAGGATTAAACCAATCGGTGCGGCATTGCAGCGCGAGCGAGCCACTCGGCTGCACTCGCCAGCTCAGCTCGGGCTTCCCTGACGCGAGGAGCTGCGATGCGAGCGGGTGATGTTGCACCGCTGCCGTCATCTCCTCGACGTCGCCCGCCTCGTCCTTGGCGATGATGACCTTGCCCGCATTTGCCGCCTCGAACTCCGCAAACGCGGCCTTGCCGTCCTTTGTGCGCCGGTCGATGCCGTCTGGTCGCAGAGCGTAGCGTTGCCAGAATTGATCTGGCTCAAGCACCGCGCAATGCGCCGCCGATCCGATCCTGAACGCCTCGGTGGTCTCCGGTCTCGCTACCGTCTTCGCGATGAAGCGGCGGTAGTAGCTGATCGGCCGACGACGGAAGAGCTCCAGCTTGCTGTGCGAGATCGCTTCGTTCGCGTGATACTGCTCGTTGGTTTCGATTTTCATTTCGCGTCCTCCACGAGTCCCAGCTTCGCCTGCAACGGGTCCACCATTGCCTCGGATTCGTCCTTGTAGCGCACGCTCCATCCGATCTTCACGACCACTTTCGGCGCGAGCGAGAGCGCGTCCCACTCCACGGCAAACGTGGCCTTGGCTTTCGGTTCAGTCTGCATCTCGTCGTCCACGAATGACTCTTCGGCCGATCGTGCGATTGCGACGAAGTGCGTTTCGAGTAGCGACCGAAACTGCTCGGTGGCGTTGTTGATGACTGCGGTGTTCTTGATTTCTCCGGCGTTCATTTGATGCCTTTCTTTTGGTTGGTTTCCTGTTCCAGTTTCGCGCGCAAAACGGCGCGCTCTTTGATTCGTCCGGCATTGCGCTTCTCGATGTTCTCGATGCACGTTTCGAGCCGGTCGATTTCGAGCTGGTCGCGATCCATTGCGCGGTCGAGTAGCGCTGCGAGCAGGAGCGTCGAGCTGTACTTGCGCAGCGCATACGTCGGCCGCAGGTCGTTGAGTGCGCTCATGCGGCACCCCCTTGCGTCAGCGCCGCGGTCAGCCCGCCGGTCATCTTTTCGGACAGTGGCGTCACGTTCCGCTCCTCGGGAAAGTCCCGAACCTCCTCGACGGTGCGGAGACCCTTGAGCACGTCCCCGAACACGTCGCGGAGGACGAAGCCTCGCGCGCGGAACTTGAGCATCCGTCGCGGGTAGTCGGTCCACGGTCCGCTCTTGCCCCAGAGCTTCGCGGCCTTGGCGTCGCCCACCGTGAACGTCTCTGAGCCCTTCGAGCCGTCGCGACGTGTAGCCGTGACCTTGATGCCGAACGAATCTTTCCCGACCTCGCCGACCTCCTCCTCGTTGAAGGATTCGAGGAGACCGCTGGCGCGCACCAGAGCGAGCGCGGCGTCGCCGTAGATTGCCGGTCGGCCGTTGATCACGGCGGTGTTTTGGAGTGCCGCCATCGGCGTCAATCCGAGTTCCGCGCCGAGCTGTATTGCGACCAGCACGGCCTCCGGTTTCTCCATCCCGCGCGGTGCAAAGCCGCTTGCGACGATTGCGTTTGCGAACCGGAAGGCGTCTTCGAGCGAGGCGAGTTTCACGCCCTGCGCGCCGAAGTTGATCGGCGTCTTGATTTGGGCTGGTGTCGTGACGCTCTTGGGCGCCTCGACCACGGCGGTTGATGTGACTGACTGTGTGTTTTCTGTGCTCATATTTTACGTTTCGCTGACTGTTGTTGTGTGTCTGCTAGCTGCCCGCCGAGGTTGTGTTCCCTCGGCGGGTTTTTGCTGTCAGAAAGGAACGTGCTCCTCGTTGACGCTCATGATAGTCGTGACTTCGGAGTCGGCGGGAATCGCCTTGGGTGCGGTAACAGCGGGAATCGTCCCGCGCTTCTGATGGATCAGGGTCCGCGCCGCGTTGCGCAGTAGCACGTCCTCGGGTCGCGGCGGGAACGGTTTGCCGTTGTTGCCGAGCCGCGGTTCCGGCTCCTGCGCATACCACGCGACGGACCGTTCGCTGAGTGACGATAGCGCCACTCCCTTGTTCTTCCCGAAGTGCACTTGCACGTTGCCGGCGTCGGCGATGACCTCGGACGGCAGCGGCACTTCCTCGGAGCGTGGAGCGACAGGCTTTGCAGCCGGTGCGCCCGCTGCGAATGGGCGAGCTTCGAGAGCTTCGCGGATGCGGACGAGCTCCGCGTGGATTAGATCGAGGGTCATGGTGCTTTGCGTTGCTTGAGGATTTGAGCGTACTCGGAAACTGTGACGTACTCTTTTCGCATCTTGGTGTTCGAGATAATTTTCGAGACCGCGCCCGCCGTCATGCCGACCTCAAACGCGATCTGCTTTGTGGATACGCCTTCGAGCACTCTCTGGACAACGAGCGGCGCGTGCGGCGATGTTGGTCGGCTCATGCTCCGACCTCCACGGGCGTCGCGCCGAGCTTTGAGGCTGACTCGCGCAGCGCCGCATTTTCTATTAAGGTGGCACCGAGCTTTGCCGCTGATTCCCGCAGTGCCGCGAGCTCACGGTTGCGCTCGTTGCCTTGCATGGCCGCATGAGCGTGCGCGATTTCAATCGCGCGCTCAAGCGTGTCGGCCTGCGCGCACTCCCAGCGCCACTTGCCTCGGTTCATGAGGTCCCCGAAAGTGATTAGATAATCCCACTTTGGTCCCGAGTTGATCGGCGAGAGTATGACTCGCCGCGAGATCGTCACCTCGGTCTGGTTGCTGGTGATGGTCCGCAGGTCTTGCGCGGCCCATAGCATTTCGTTTTCCGTGTCCTTGTTGTCGTCGTTCATTGTCGTCCTGTGTGTGTGTTGTGTTGCTGAGTTTGCTCGCGTATTTTCGCACCGGCACGAGCGCCGTCGTTGGCCTTGGAAATCGGGTGGCGCCGAAAGTTATTTGGTGAGCCGTGCGACCTTGTCGCCGTAGCTCACGGTTGCGGTCTTTGTCGCTCCCTTTGGACCGCCATTGTGAATCCGCGCCAGCGTGACCACGTCGCCAGACGCCCACGCCTGCGGTGCGTAGCGTTGAAGGTAGGCGGTCACGACGCGGCGCGAGTAGTCGAGATCCGCGCACCGCGCGTAGTCCCCGCCGATGCGTGCGTCTGCGTGGTAGGCGCGGTGGATTTGCAGCGGCCCCAGCGCGCGGCCGTTGTCGCCGATGATTGCGCCCGTGCGCCCGCTCGTCTCGACGACGTGGAGCGCGCGGAAGAAGCTGGGCGGCGGCGCGGCCTGCGCGGTGGCGCAGAGCGCGAGGAGGATGGCGATGCGTTTCATTTTGCGGCGAGCCTTGAGGCGTTGCGCTTTGCGGTGGCGATCTGGCGGGGAGTGCAGCCCGCGCCGATGCTTTCGGCGAGAGCGATTGCGCGGTCGGCGCGTGCTTGGTCGGGCGCGGTGAGCGCGAGGATCAAGGCGTTGGTGAGGGCGGCGGTGGGGCTCATGCGCGGAAGATCGGAGCCATCGAGTATTTGCCGAGCGCGTAAACGTATTCACCTTGATCGTCGATCATCACCTTCTTGCGGCTCACGTTGCCCTGCGCTTTGACGGTGACGAAGGAGCCTTTGCGCTCGATCACTTCCACCGAGAAGATGCAGTCCCAATCGCAAATGCTGCGGGCTTTGAGGATTTGTCCTGTTTTAATCGTGTTGGTCATTTTGTGTTTTTCGTCTCGGGGTTAATTCCCTCCGACGTGCAAAATCAATCCGATCCCCGACCCGATGTAAACACAAATGCGTATTTTGTCCTGCTGCTTCCCTAAGCTGTTGCAGTTGCGCGAGTTAAAATGAATCAAATGTTGGCGACGGATTCGGAATCTAGGCAAAAGAAAGCCCGCGCAGAGGTAAATCCGCTCGCGGGCTTGCGGTTGGCCTCAGCCCTCACCGCCGCATGGTGATTCGATGAGAGCAAAATCCGCAGCGGTGGCAAGGCGTAATTTTGCGGCCCCTACTCGTATCCGCTGCGCTCATACATCGAGCGCGTCGCGGTAGAAGTCAAATCCGCAATCGCTCGACAGGAACTGCTTCCGATCGCGTTGCTCGGATGCGTGCGCGGTGACACACGCGGCTTTGAGCGCGATGTAGAGTTGCGCGACGATGTCCACGTCTGCGGCCTTGAGCGCGCTGCGGCTAAGATGCTCCTCAAACGCTGGACCGAACAGGCGGAACTTGCCGATGATCGGGACAAGCGGGGAGCGGCCGGCGTCGGATGCGGCCTTGTCCAAGTAGAGACTGATGATCGCGCTGGCCTCTGGGGTTTCCGCGTCAGGCTCCCAGCGGAAGGAGGTGATGACGTGATAGTCTCCGACGGCTCCGCTGCTGGTGGTGAATGATTTTCGTAGGGCCATAAATGTGCGTGGTTAAGTGTACTCAGCCAGCTCGCCAGTGATTTCCATGTTGGTCCATGTCGGGACATTGCTGCCGTCCGCCATCGTTATCCGTAGCTCTGCCACTGTGGAGCTGCTGCTGTCGTAATCGTAGCGGATGAGCATCCCGCCTTGGTCCGCTGACTGAAACCATCCCACGTCAGGAGCGGTGGAGAATCCCCAGTTGGTAATGTCCAGAGAATAGGTCTCGGACGCAGCACCACCAGTCAGGTTGATCTGCTTGTAAACCGGCTGACGCGCGACGACTTGCCTTTGCAGTGAGCCTGCCCCTTGCGTGATTCCGGTGGTGGTCACGTTGCTCTTGTTTTGCAGTGACATATTTCCTCCAATCACCGCCGTGTAAGATGCAATGTTGCCAGCGTAATGCCATGCCGACGCCGTTCCGGAACGATTGACTGCGCGAATCCGCACGTGTCCATTTTGCACATCCACTCGGTAGTAGTCGAAAAACGGTTCGCGCGTTTGGTAAAGTCCGGCGGTTCCATTGGCAGGAAACCATATGAAATCGACCGCTGCATCGGAATTTGTCGTTGTTGATTTGACCTCGAAATAAGCAAAATCCTTGTCGCTGTTTACCGACCAAGAAACGTGCGCGCCAAAGTAGAGACTGCTAACCGCCCAAGTGAGAACAGCCGGAGCTTTTGAGCTTATGGCTCCGTCGGTCGGGGTCGTCGGCAGCGTAGTATTGCTCGGCGCAAGCGCATCCGTCCCCGTGACCACGCGCACCGTCGATCCAATGCCGAACGCCGAGAACGCTTGAACGGCGATCGTGTAGTATTCTCCCGGCGTCAGGTCGTCGATGATTGCGTCGATTGAGCCTGCCGTGTATTGACCGGCAATGAGGTAATGCGTCCCGCTCTGGAGCTTGTAGAGCAGATTGAGCACGACGCCGAGCGTTGGCATCGCGGGAAGCGACACGTTGAGCCGAGTCAAAGTCGTTCCGTCATCTGACAAGTAGGCACCCGGCTGCGTGAGGCTCATCGAAAACGCTGCTGGAGTATCCGGAGGCGTCGAGTCCGTCGCGGATGCGGCAACGGCGGATGGCGTGGCCTGCACGTATGGTGCAAACGTGGACACGTTCTCCACGCTGTCGTAAGCGTTGATCCAATAATAATACGTCGTCCCGATCGTGACATCGGTGTCCACGAATCGCGACGCGCGCACCTCGGCGATCTTGCTTGTGTTCGCGTCCGCCGGCGTGACTGCGGTCGTCTTGCGATAGATGCCATACTCCGAAAAGTCGGGCTCGGTGTTGTCGTTCCAGTCGAGCGAGACCGCGCGGCCCGTGCCGACTACGGCGGTGAGGCCGGTCGGGATGCTGGGGGCGGTGGTGTCCTTGGCGACGCCCGTCTGTGCGGTCAGGTAGCTCGTCGAGACGTTGAAGTACGACTCGCCAAAGATGCGCACGTCATACGTCAGCCCAATTTTCACGTCGCTGGAAATGAAGTCGCGCGTCTGGTCCCCTGCGACGCGTGACCATGTGAGATAAGTCGCCGACGTGCTCTCCTTGTATTCAATTCCAACTACGCCGCCCGACTGAATAAACGCCTCGGCGGGCGCGGTCCACGCCACGAGGATGCGCGGCAACGCCGTGCCGTCGGCTTGGATAAGCTGCGTCGTTCCGTTAGCGGTCAGCGTAAGATTTGTTGGCGCACTCAGGTCGTAGGGGTTTGGAAGCGTCGTGTTCGGTGAGTCCGGCACCGCCACTTCGTCGGCCACGGTCCAATCGTAAACCGTCGAAGCGGTCTCGCGCATCGTCATCTCGACGCCGATGTTTGGCGGATTTCCATCGGTTGTGAAATGCCACTCCATCACCTCGAACACCTTTGAGGACCATCCGAG